TTCTCATGGGCTGGCCCGGGAAATCTGACAGGGGGCTCCGTGGCTGATTTCGATAATCTCTTTGATGCTGCCATGTCCCGGGCGGATGACACGATCCGCGGCGTTATGGGCGCTGAGGCAACAGTGACGTCCGGCGCATTGTTAGGTGCCACGTTAAACGGGGTATTCGATGACCCTGAAAACATCGGATATGCCGGGGCAGGGATCCGGATTGAGGGTACCAGCCCGTCGTTGTTTGTAAAAACAACTACTGTTAACCGGCTGGAGCGTCTGGACGTCCTGACGATTAACGGACGGATTTTTTGGGTTGACCGTATTGGTCCGGACGATTGCGGATCGTGTCACATCTGGCTGGGGAACGGCACCCCGCCATCAGGCACCCGCCGTCGTTAAGGAGGGGGTATGTCCATCAAAGGTCTTGAGCAGGCGATAGATAATCTCAACAGTATCAGTAAAACGGCGGTACCCCGCGCTTCAGCTCAGGCGGTTAACCGTGTGGCTGGCCGGGCAGTCAGCCGGAGCGTGGCTGTTGTATCAAAAGAGACGCGTGTCCCACGAAAGCTGGTGAAGCAGAGAGCCAGGGTACGGCGGGCAACGGTCAAAAAACCTCGTGCACTTATCCGCGTGAACCGCGGCAATTTACCGGCCATAAAGCTCGGTACCGCCAGCGTGCGCCTCTCCCGCAGGAAGCGGGATAAAAAAGGGGCCAACAGTGTCCTGCGAATTGGCCCATTCCGCTTTCCGGGCGGATTCATTCAGCAGCTTAAAAACGGTCGCTGGCATGTCATGAGGCGAACAACAAAGCCCCGTTATCCGATCGAAGTTGTCAGCATTCCTCTGGCAGCCCCATTAACCACGGCATTTAAAGCTGAGCTGCCGAAGCTTATGGATTCTGATATGCCCAAAGAACTCAGGGCATCCCTTACAAACCAACTCAGGCTGATTCTGACACGATGAAACACAGTGACATCCGACAGTCGATCCTCGACTCGCTGGAAAGCGCAATCGGCACAGACGCTATTTATTTTGACGGCAGGCCTGCTGTCCTCGAGGAAGGCGACTTCCCGGCCATTGCCGTCTATCTGACCGATGCAGAGTACACAGGAGAAGAGCTGGATGCCGATATCTGGCAGGCCACTCTTCATATTGAAGTTTTTCTTCCGGCGCAGGTGCCTGATTCGGAGCTGGATGAATGGATGGAAGCGCGTATTTATCCGGTTCTGGCGGAGATCCCGGGGCTTGCATTCCTGATCACCACCATGGTGCAGCAGGGCTATGACTACCAGCGCGATGATGATATCGGTCTCTGGAGTTCAGTCGACCTGAAATATTCCATTACCTACGAAATGTGAGGACGTTATGACCACACCTAACCCGCTGGCACCGACGAAAGGTGCCGGTACCACGCTCTGGATTTATACCGGAAGTGGTGAGCCGTATGCCAATCCGGTTTCGGATGTTGGCTGGCTGCGACTGGCAAAGATTAAGGATCTGCAGCCAGGTGAACTCACCGCCGAGTCAGAAGATGACACCTACATTGATGATGATAACGCCGACTGGACCTCCACCATGCAGGGGCAAAAATCCGCCGGCGATACCAGCTTTACCCTGGCATGGCTGCCGGGTGAAAGCGGTCAGCAGGATCTGGTGAACTGGTTCGATGGCGGCGCGGTGAAGGGATACAAAATCAAATACCCGAATGGTGCCGTCGATGTATTTAAAGGCTGGGTAAGCAGCCTGGGTAAGTCGGTTTCAGCAAAAGAAGTGATTACCCGAACGGTAAAAATCACCAATAACGGTAAACCCGCTCTGGCAGAAGACAGCGGCACGGCGGTGATTGGCGTGACCGGGATCAGCCTGGATAAATCCACCGCCGCGGTTGCTGTCGGTGCGACCACGCAGCTGGTCGTATCAGTCCTTCCATCCAGCGCCTCTGACGCCTCCTTCCGTGTGGCGACTTCCGACCCGTCGAAGGCCATAGTAACCCTCAGTGGTTCAACTCTGACTGTGACCGGCGTGGCAGCGGGCATCGTTGAAATTATCGTCATGACCAATAGCGGTAACTTTGTGGCGATCTGCAAGGTGACCGTTTCCTGAATCCCGGGGCGTGAGCCCCGTACTCCGGAGTAAATATGTTTCTTAAAACTGAACTGCTCGAGCGTAACGGCAGCAGCGTGACGCTGTACCAGCTGTCGGCGCTGCAGCGCATCGAACACCTTGAATACCTGAAAAAGCTGGAAGCGGTTGAAGAAGGTGATTTCCAGGCTGCTATCACCCTCACCGTGAAAAACGGTGCTTACCTGGTGGCGCTGTCACTCTGGCATGGTCATGCGCTGAAAGGCACCTTCCCTGAGGGTGCGTCAGCGGAAGTGTCTAAAATTCAGGATGAAGTCCTGCAGACCTGGCCGACAGAGCTTATTGCTGAAGCGGATTATAAGGTGAAACTCCTCTCCGGCATGATTGAACCGCAGTCGGAGGATCTGCGGGGTGAAATCAGCGAACCTGCAGAACCTGTTACGGCGGAAAAGCCCTCGCCAGTGAGCTGACGTTTGCGCTGAAACTGGCGCGCGAGTTCGGTCGCCCTGACTGGCGCGCCATGCTTGCTGGCATGTCCTCAACGGAGTATGGCGACTGGAAAAACTTCTACCGGGATTACTTCTTTCATGATGCGCAGCTGGACGCCCACTTCTCCGGCCTGCTCTACACCATTTCAACCCTGTTTTTTGCCGATCCGGAGCTGACGCCTGACAGCTTCAGCATTCTTTCGCCTGCATCTGAGCCTGTTGAAGTAGCAGAGCAGGACGACGATGCGCTGATGGCGAAGGCGGCAGGTATATCAGGAGGCGTGCGTTATGGCCCAGACGGCAGTCGGTGATCTGGTTGTTAATCTTGACGTTAACTCGACGAAATTTAACGAGCAAATCAGCTACGTCAAAAAAGAATTTAAGCAGACGGGAGACGCGGCGAACGATTCAGCTTTGCGGATCCAGCAGTCATTCAGCCGCCAGGAAAGCGCTGCCCGCAAGGCAGGCATCTCTGTCGGTCAGTATACCGCGGCGATGCGCATGCTCCCGGCGCAGTTTACTGATGTGGCAACGCAGCTGGCGGGCGGGCAGAACCCCTGGCTGATCCTGCTCCAGCAAGGCGGTCAGGTAAAAGATTCCTTTGGCGGTGTTATTCCAACGTTTCGTGCGCTGTTGGGTTCTATCTCGCCAGTTATGCTTGGTATTGGTGCGCTCTCTTCAGCGACAGGGGCGCTGTTATATACCTGGTATGCCGGCTCGTCCACATTATCCGATTTCAACAAAACACTGGTGCTCTCCGGTAACACTGCGGGGCTGACTGCCGATCGGATGCTCACGCTGGCGCGAAGCGGCCAGTCCGCCGGACTTACGTTTAATCAGACGAGCAAGGCACTGACAGAGCTGATCAACGCTGGCGTGCGTGCCGGTGCCCATTTTGACGACATGAGTCAGGCCGTTGCCCGCTTCACCGAAGCATCGGGTGTACCAGTCGATAAGGTTGCCGCTGCGTATGGCAAGCTGACAACTGACCCGACATCCGGGCTTATTGCAATGGCCCAGCAATTTCACAACGTCACCGCCGAGCAAATCGCACATGTTGCCCAGTTGCAGCGTGCCGGTGATGAAGCCGGGGCTCTTAAGGCGGCAAACGACGCGGCCACCGCCGGATTCAACGATCAGACCAAATCCATCCGGGAAAACATGGGGTCGATTGAGTCAGCTGCTGACACACTGAAGCGCGCCTTCAAATCGATGTGGGACGCGGCGCTTGATGTCGGTCGGCCTGATACCGCGCAGGAAATGGTGACAAAAGCAGAAGCCGCTTTCAAAAAGGCCAATGAAATCTGGAACCTGCGAAAGGATGACCGTTATGTAAATGATGACGCACGTGCGCGGTTCTGGAATGACCGCGAAACGGCCAGGCTGGCGCTGGACATGGCGCAGCAGCAGGCGGGGATTTCCAAAGCGAATGAGGCGAATGCCTCCCGCGAAGCGGTAGCGGAATCTGATCGTCAGAAATATGCTGCACAGGCGCAGTCTAATTACGCTAAAACGCAGTCAGCGCTGGAGAAATACACCTCACGACAGAATGAGCTGAATAAGGCTCTGAAAGATGGACGGATCCTGCAGGCGGATTACAACATCAACATGGCGGTGGCCAAAAAGGAGTACGAGGACTCCCTGAAAAAACCGACGAAAGGCAGAACGTCTGGTGGCGCAAAACTCACCGACAGCACCAGTGCGCAGACACTGGAGTTGCAGACGCAGCTTGAGGTTTTGCGTCAGCACAGTGATATCAATGACATGATCAGCCAACAGCGCCAGCAGTTGTGGAAAGAACAGGCCAGATTTACGGTCCTGGAGCAGGCTGCCAGAACCAGGGCGCTCACCGAAGATGAAAAGTCCCTGCTCGCCAGCAAGGATAAGGTGCTCGCTCAGGCTGAAATCAATGCAAAACTGGGTGACCAGATCGTCACGCAGGAACGCCTCAACCGTCTGCAGGATACATCGCAAAAATACGTTACCCAGATGGGTGAGAAAACCCGGGCGCTGGCGGAAAGTGCGGGGATGAGCAGTCGTGCGGCACAGCGGCGCAATGAAGAGGCTCAGTTACTACAGGGGTGGAAAAACGGTGGCGGGTCTGAAAAAGATCAGGGCTACCAGAAAGAGCTGCAGGCGCTACAGGAATATTATCAGAAACAGGATAAAGTCCGTGGTGACTGGCTGTCTGGTGGAAAATCCGCCTGGGCTGATTACGCCGATTCTGCGGGTGACGCGTACGGCCAGATGAAAAATGTAGCGGCCAGCACCTTTGACGGAATGACGCAAAATCTTGCCGACATGCTTACCACCGGTAAAGCAAAGTGGGGTGACTTCACCCGCTCAACGCTTTCGATGCTGGCGCAAATCGCCCTTAAACAGGCGGGGGTAGGGGTCGTAGGCGCTGTCAGTTCGGCTATCGGATTTGCCGGGGGAGGTTATACCGGATCGGGCGGTAAATATGAGCCTGCCGGAGTGGTTCATCGCGGGGAGTTCGTTTTTACCAAAGAGGCGACCAGCCGGATCGGGGTGGGGAATCTGTACAGCATGATGCGCGGTTACGCGTCCGGCGGACTGGTGGGTGGCGGCAGTATGCCCGCTGCGGCCACAGGGGGAATCAGTGTTTATGCACCGGTCAGTGTCAGTCAGCAGGGTGGTGGCGAGTCCAGCCAGGCGGACACCATCGGAACGGCGCGGCAGCTTCAGGACAGGGTATTGTTCAGCAGACCATTACTGACCGGCTTAAAAAGGAGATGGGGCCGGGAGGTGTACTTTACCCAAGGAGGTAGCAGTGACAGACACATTCAGCTGGCGCACCCGTAAAACAGCCCGGGGAACGGAAAGCGCCCGTACGCTTCAGTCCCAGTTTGGCGACGGGTATAAACAGATCGCCGGGATGGGGATCAATGACAAGTCCGAAGTATGGGATCTTGACTGGACGGGAACACGAAGCGAGGCCGCAGTGCTGCGTGCGTTCCTTATGTCGCACATCACCAAATCGTTCTGGTGGACGAACCCCTGGGGGGAGAAGAAACTCTACCGGATGAGGGCTGATTCCTTCAGTGTTTCGTTCCCCTCCGGAAAAAAAGCGACAGTAGCGTTCACGTTCGAGCAGTCCTTTGCTCCCTGAATATCTTCAAAGCCAGAATGACTTACCGCCTCCGGGCGGTTTTTTTTATGGGGTGAATATGAGTTTCACGCAGGATATACAGCAGCTTGAACCGGGCCAGCTAGTCCAGCTGATTGAAATAGACGGCACCGAATTTGGCATGAATACTATTTTGCGCTTCCATGCCCACAATATTGCTACTGCAGGCTGGGCTGCATTCGCGGCTGACAACCTGCCTGCCATTATCTGGCAGGGTCAGCAGTACGACCCTTACCCTTACGAGCTGAAAGGCCTGGAACTCTCCAGCGCCGGGGCACAACCCACACCTACGCTTTCCGTGTCGAACGTCGGCAACTACGTGACGGCGCTGTGTCTCGAGTACGACGACCTGGCGAGGGCAAAGGTGAAGATCCACACCACGCTGGCGAAATATCTCGACGAGGCCAACTGGGAAGCCGGCAACCCGAACGCCAGTCCGGCGGACGAGCGTGTGCAGCTTTTTTACGTCAACGCCAAAACCGCAGAGACCCGGGCACAGATCGACTTTGAGCTGTGCTCACCATTCGACATCCAGAACCTGCAGCTGCCCACCCGGCAGATCACGCCCGTATGCACCTGGTGCACGCGCGGCTGGTACCGCACTGGTACCGGGTGCGACTACAACGGGAACCGCTATTTTCTTAAGGACGGTACCCCCACGGATAACCCGGCACTGGATATGTGCGGCGGTCTGATGCCGGACTGCGAAGCGCGGTTCGGGGCCGGTAACCCGCTGCCGTTTGGCGGTTTCCCGGCGGCAAACCTTCAGGGTAAATAACCATGCGAAAAAAACTGATGGATGCGATCCGCGCCCATGTCGCCGCGGAATATCCGAACGAGGCCTGCGGCGTGGTGGTGCAGACCGGACGCGCGCAGCAGTACATCCCGTGCCGCAATATCTCAGCAACGCCCACTGAGGCCTTCACGATCTCGCCAGAGGATAAGCTGGCAGCATCGGAGCAAGGCGAAATCATTATGATTATCCACTCGCATCCTGATGTGGTGCAGCTTGTGCCTTCCGAAATGGACAGGGTGCAGTGCGACTGGTCCGGTGTGGAGTGGGGCATCATGAGCTGGCCGGACGGGGATTTCTGCACCCTGGCGCCACGTGAGGACCGGGACTACGCCGGGCGGCGCTGGGTGCTGGGTTTTGCCGACTGCTGGGCACTGATCCGGGAGTGGTACCAGCGCGAGCATGGCATTACCCTGGGTGATTACTCGGTACCGTACGAATGGTGGGAGCATGGCGAAAACCGCTACGACGATAACTGGGAGGCAGAAGGCTTTGTCCAGGTGGACCCGGCAGATATGCGGCCCGGAGATATGATCATGATGCGCGTACAGGCGCAGGTAACCAACCACGCGGCTGTTTACCTCGGTCGCCACGAGCACCAGGACAATATCATGTTGCACCATAATTTTGGCAGTCTGTCTGCCCGGGTGCCGTACGGCAAGTATTACCGAGACCGCACCGTTCGTGTGGTCCGGCACAGGGAGCTAATGAATGCTGAAAACACTGATTCTTGAAGGTCGTATGGCGAAAAAGTTCGGGCGCGAGCACCAGTTTCACGTTGAGGATCTGCGCGAGATGCTGCGCGCCATGTGCAGCCAGGTTCCCGGCTTTAAACGCTACCTGTCAGAGGGGCATATGAAGGGGATCCGCTTTGCCTTCTTCAATGGTAAAAACAACATCGGCCCTGATGAGTTCGACATGACCCGCGGCGGGGCGGTGTACCGGATTTCAGCCATAACCGAAGGCTCAAAGCGCGGCGGCGTACTGCAGATCGTTATCGGGGCAGTGGCGCTCGTGGCCGCGTATTTTACCGCAGGCGCTTCTTTTTCTGCGTGGGCAGCTGCAAACGGAGTCAGCGCTGCAGCAGTTACAGCCTCGTCTACGGCCCTTGCCGGGATCGGTCTGTCTATGTCGCTTGGCGGCGTGGTGCAGCTGCTGACACCCCAGCCGAAATATAACGTCGGAGCCTCATCCAGCACGGACAATAAGCCCAACTACGCCTTTGGCGCGCCGGTGAATACCGTGGCGGTGGGTTATCCGGTTCCTCTGCTTTTTGGGGAACGCGAGATCGGCGGAGCGGTCATCAGCGCGGGGATCTTTTCCAGCGACCAGCAGTAAAATTTATTGTCAGCTACAGGCCACCTCCGGGTGGCTTTTTTTATGGGTGAAATATGCGACTTCTCGAAGATGAAACCCTTATTCAGGGACGTAAAGGCGGCAGTGCTAAACAGCACACCCCTGTTGAGGATCCAGAT